TAGCTTGACCTTGAATAAGCGAGACCGTTTGAAGATCTACCGCCCAAAGATTAACGCCTTGGTTAGACCAACTAGCCAAGAGCAGATTCGACGCCATACGCGCCGCCATCATATGGTCTTGGATGATTGCAGTCGGCCTAACGCCGCACAAATTATATGCGTAGAGCGTTAGCTCACCAAGCGACGGGTTAAATGTGTAAGTGCCGCTTGTCGACATATGATCGCCTTAGTACGTGGCATTGCCAAACTGAGCAATTGTCATCGTGCACGAACCGTTACCCGCAGTTTGTTTCAACCGCACGTAAATCGGAGTTGCGACAAGAACGCCTTGAGCCGACGCCGTCTTGTTGACAACGTTTGAATCCGCGCAGTTAACCCAAACCATCGCAGCAAACGGAGTTGCGAATGTCGGGCTGTTCGGATCGTCCATCGACGTTTCAACCGTGTACGTGGCTGTCCCAATAACATTCACTTGAAGAATAGAGACGGGGCTGGCCCAAGTATCCATGCGAACAGGTGCACTATACGTCGTACCGGCAGTAGCGTCTGTAGTGGAAACTGTAATAGGTTGCATTTAACCTCTCCTCAGCAGTCCCACTTGCGTAGCGACTTGTTGATTCGGCTATCAGGATCCTTGGCAGTCTTGGACCCGGTAAGCTGCTTTTTCATCCCCTCCATCCGCGAACAAAATGAGCGACGACGCGCGGCGTCCATTTCACTCTTCTGTGCCTGTTCGCGACTGACAGGGGGTTTAAGATTATGACCCTGCGATTTAGCAGAGGCGCGGCCTTTAGCGTTGAGCCCGCCCTCAGGATTCTTACCTTCAGAACGTGTCCAAGCCGGTGTTTTGGCCATCTACCACCTATAAGAGTGGCGGGAGCCGAAGCCCCCGCCTTTATTCTCAGAGCGAACCGTCGACGGTGTGGCCCTTCGGGGGCGTGCCGTGAGCGGCAGACGACAGCGGGTTCATGTTCGAACCGGCGCGGCCACCCGACTTGCGGGGCTTGCGACCCGCGTGCATCTTGGCCTTCATGCCTTCCGGCATACCGACGTGCTTCTTGGCGGCTCCGCCCTTCTTCATGGCCTCAGCAGCGTTCATGATCTTAGGGGCAGAGTTACGGCGTTCCGGCTTTGTGGCGGCGTCATTGACAACCGTACCACCAGTTTTACGACCCTTCATAGCTATTCTCCATCAGAAGGATGTTACGCAGTCAGGTTACGAGCCTGAATGTAAGTTACGGTGATGACACCGACACCGTTGCCAGTGTTGGCCGAGGTGACGAGGATCTGGCGATCTGTCGTGCCAACATCGTTCCAGTTACCAGCACGCGTTGCGTCCGTTCCCGGTGTCGCGGCAAGCGGACCGATTGCGGAAGCAGTGAGTGCAGCGGCAGCTGTGAAGAAGGTAGCCGAAGCAGTCGTACCAACACCAAACGTCGAAGCTGCGCCCGTCCATGCGGTCGTAACCATGACATTGATGCCGAGGATTTGGCTGTTAGCCGGGATCACGATGCTCGTCGAGCCGCTTGCTTGCGTAACCGGCGCGGACTGAGCCATCACGACGAAACCAACGTTGGCGACGTCGTCACCGAGCGTCGTGCCGCTCGTGTTCAAAATATCACCAGCCTTAATAGGACCGGTAAAAGTGGTCGTACCCATCTGGGTCTCCTGCACGATACGATTGCGTTGTCTGTGCAGTGTCCGCTAGGCCGGTCAACGCAATCTATTCACCTAGGTGACAGGGTGGGGGATTAACCCCACCCCAGAGTATTAGGTCGGGAACGAACCGAAGATCGAACGCCAGTTGTAGTAACCGAACGAATAACGCTCGTAGCCCTTGACGAGGAGGTTGTCAGTGACGAAATCGACTTGCATGTCGGTTTCGAACTTGATGCGCTCCATGTACGACAGGCCGTCGATGTTCGTCAGGAGGAACCATGCGGAAGGCGAGGTCAAGAAGTCGTTGACCATGTAGCTTTCCGGCAAGCCGCCCGCCGTCATCATGATGGCGTTGACGTCGTTGTCTGCCGTGCCCGGACGGAGTTCCGTCTTCGTCAGACGGATGGCAACCGGTTCGAGCTGCGGAGGAACGATCAGCTTACGACCGCGAGCGAACACCTTCAGACCTGCTTGGTCCTTGAAGTTCGTACGGATGGCGATCATTGCGTTCAGCAAGGTCGCTTCGTTAAGCTCAACGTCGACCAGCGGACGGTTAGCAACAGTGCCGCCATCGATCGGGTGGTCGGTGGCAATAAGCGCCTTGCCGTCACCGCCGATGGACGCATTGTACGTCGTCGCCGTGTTCAGAATGTTGGCACCATAGATTTCCTTCGTTTGCTGGAAGGATTCGATGAGGCCAAGGTTCGATGGATGGAACTGCGTCTTATAGAGGTTATCATCGATCGCCTTGCGGGTGATCGCGTAACCCAGAGCAATTTCAGTGTGCTCTTGGTTATAGACGTAGCGTTCGCCAGCGTTGTTATCGAATGCGGTCTGGCCGCCTTCGGTCTTGAGCTGAGCGAGGCCGAGGTAACGCATTTCAGCGGTACGCTCGAGCGCCATCTTCGAGTCATGCTTCGTGAAGATCTTGTCGTACTGCGACGGGATCTGTTCGTATTTGCCTTCAACGCCACGGAGACCGGGGAGGAGAAGGTCTTTAATAGCCGAAAGATTAACAGCCATTGGTCCTTACTCCTTAAATGCCGGTTAGCTGCTTCGTGGAGACGTTGTTAAACGCCACGACAGCCCAGTTATACGCACCAGCTTCCGTACCCGCCGAACCCGGAGGATTCTGCACGAGGCCGACAACGCGGAAAGGAAGAGTGTTGGTGGTGTTAAGGGTCGAGGTGTCGAGCGAAGCGCCCGAGATACCCGTTGCCGTGTTGCCCGAACCAATCGCGAAACCGATGTTTGCGTTGATGTCTGCGAACGCAATGCCGGTTGCATCGCTCTGAGCGACGAACTTGGCGTTAGGATCGTTCACAACGTAGGCTTCCACGTTGCCCGTGGCGTCCGAACCCGGCCAGTAATTCGACCAGACGGTGCGCTTCTGCGACGTCGAGAGATATTTGCAGCCCACGAAGATACCGGCGATCTGCACGGAGTTCGACGTAGCTTGCGTGATGAAACCAGTGTTCAGAGGAACAACGGGGTCACCGTAGAAAATGTCCGTCGTATTGGCAGCATCAATGTACATCACGACCTGTTCATAGGTCGGAGCGGAACCTGTGCCCGAATACTGACGGAAACCGTAAGGCGCATTAGTGTTCGCCATGACGGGATCTCCTTATGCGGGAGGTCTATCATCGCACACCGGGGCGACTAAGAACCGGGATCAAGTTAAACTTCCACACCGGGGGAAGTATTATCAGAGTAACAGAATTTAGAATATGTGTCAATAATTCAAATACATTTTGGCCGGTGAGTCTCCCCACCGGCCATTAGAAAGATTACTCTTTCGGGATCGGCATCGCCTCGTATGCCTTTTTGATCTTCGGCGCAACGCGAGGATCGTCGCGGGTCATCGTACCATCCGGAGTACCCGCAATTTGCGCTTCTTTGGCGCGAACTTGGCCAATAGCGCGACGACGCTCGATTTCGCGGGCTTCGTCGACCAACTCTCTCGGGCGTTCCATGAGGATCATACCCTTACGTTCGATATGAACGTAATTCCCACCACTCGGCATCATTTCCGGGTGACGCGATGCGGGTACCGGCTCCCACCCCATGCGGGTCAGAGCGACCATGTGAGACGGTTCTTCCGCACCGAGAGTAAGCTTGCGCTTCCACTCGTAGGACCAACCGGGTGGCGGTTCGGGCGCGGCGAATTCGTCTACGCCGTCATCCATGCTGCCGAGATGCCCACGGATCTCTGCAGCGCGGCGAGCGGCGCGATCGCGGGGATCCTCTTCCTTCGCCGTTACCGGACGAGGATCGGGGCGAGTAGTCTGCTTGTTAGCGATGATTTTCGAGTCCATTGGAACACCCTATTAGTGAGGCAATTTGCCTTCTTTGATCAGTTGCGCCTTGTTCTTGGCATATTCCTGATCAGTCATACCCATCATTTGCGCCATTTCGCGTTCTGCCGATGTCAAACGGACAACGTTCTGACGAACGCCGTTGCTGTTGGTCGGATTACGAGATACTGGAGCGGCGGGAGGAGCGCTTCTACGCTGCGTCGGAGCCGAAGCGGAGGACAGAGAGCTTTCGTCCTGTTCACGAACGGGTGTTCTCTGGGATTGCTTGGACACTTTGAGAACATCTTCGACATACTCAAAGTATTCGTCGGTATCCGCAGCGTAACCGTCGGCAATCGCCATATTGTGTGCGGCGACCATTTTCTGGTTAAGGCGCGGGTCGGTGACGAATTGAGGATTCTTACGAACCCAATCGGCGGACCGAGGAGATAGCTGAGAAGCCAGAGACTCCACTGGATCGTCCGGAATATCGTAAGTGGGGCGCGGACGAGCCTCAAGAGCCATCTTTCCATTTTCAAGCTGCATCAATTTCGCAGCGTTGCTGGACATCGCTTCTTGAATATCTGCCACGGAGTCGTAGTCATTAGCCGCCAGAGCCGCCTTGTAGCGCTCTTTGAGCATCTGCGTGTCGTTCTTCACCGTGTTAATAGCGGTGTCGAGTAACTGCAGATTGGTGTCGTGAACGTCTCCGGAGGCTTGAGTGGCCTTCTTTGCCGCTTCACGAGCACGCTTTTCAGCATCGACGCGTGCTTGACGTTCGCGTTCAAGCTGTTCCTTGAGTTCGCGAATACTGTCGTCGACGTTGTCTTCCGTCTGAGCGCCCGAATCGGCTTTAGCGACCTCTTCGGCGGGTTCGACCTTTACGATCTCCTCCTCGACGACTGACGTCTTCTCGTCGATTTCGATCTCTACGGTGTCTTGATCTTGAGACTTAGCCATTTCTTCGGATCCTTACCACACGCGATCGGGATGATCGATACGACCGCGAACATTAACATCATCAAGGATGCGGCAAAGAACATTGTTGACAGTAATGCTCCAGCCATCAGATGGCCTAAACACGACCCAATCCTTGTCGCGAATAGTGTAGCCACGGAACCAACGTCCTTCGGGGTCATGGAAAGCATCCTCTCCCATCTTCAACACCAAGCCGACCTTCGACTGATAACGGTCTTCGTCGACCGTCTTGTCAGCCAAGTAGATACCGCTCTTGGTCTTCTGTGGGCGGATATAGACCGCAACTAGGAGCTGATTGTTGAATATTTCGACCTTAGAAAGGTCACCCATCTCTTCCAGAAGCTTCTGCTTCGGATCGATGTCATGCTGCATTATCATTGGCGGCATGCTATTTCCCTCTTTTTAGCGGTTGCGCTGGTCCGCGTAGTCTTTAGCTAGCGGAACCAGTTCTTCCATTACTGACCGAAGAGCGGCGATGCGTCCCATGACGTATCTGAATTCGCCGACGGTCTCGTAATTGTTTATTTCGAGTTGCCCTCTGAGGTCATTGATCGTCTCCTCAATCAATTTGCCCAGCTCTCGTTCGAACAGTGCTGCGTTCGTTAACATTCACCCTCTCTACCCTCTTGTTGAAAGGAAGTGGAGTGCCGAAGAGGGTACGGCACTCCACTCGTCATCTGAGCTATTCGGGAGGAGACGGCTCAGCGACCCCGCTTGCTGCGCTGAATCTCCGTCTTTTCGAGACGGCCCTCTCCTGACCCTGCGCCAGCATCCATGTCCTTGTAGGAACGATAGACACCACCACCTGCTTTGCGAGCAGTACGACCACCTGTGGCACCCGGCACCTTGTTCGGGTAGCCGACGCCATCGAACACATTTTTACCGTCTTCGCGGGGCTTTGGCAAGCGCTTCGCAATATCGGTCTTCTGCAGACGGCCTTCGCCCGAACCGGCACCAGCTTCCATGTCTTTATAAGACTTGGCGACTTTGGTCACGCGACCACCGGTCTTGCGAGCCATCATCGATGGTGGCGGCATCGACGGACCACCGGGGCCAGCGCCCGGAGGCATGCCCATCGGAGGAGCACCCGCACCAGCGAGGCCCGGAGGCATAGCACCCGGAGCGGGAGCCGGGACCGGCATCACCGGGGGACGAGCCATCGGCGGCATACCGGGATTCGGTGCACCTATCGGAGTCTCGGCACCGTCTTTCTTGCCAGCGTTAACTACGATATTGATATGCGTCTTGCCCTTGGCGCGGCCACCGTCCTTGCGAGCCATGCGCTTGGTGGTAGAACCACCTTCGCACTTCTCCAGAGCCGACTTCTTCACCATCTTCTTGATGAGGGCCTTGTCCATGGCTTCGTCGCCATGCTTAGCCGCACCACCCTTTTGCATTACTTGGGTGCCGTACTCTTTGCGGATCTCATCGAAGGACTTGTCCTTGA